TTCACAGATGCTCGTGCCCGTGGTGCTGTATCTGTCACAGGTGCTGGACTGTCTTACACTTCATCAACTGGTGTATTCGAATTGACAGCTGACACTGGAGATATCGCAGAAGGTTCGAATCTCTACTTCACTTCTCAGCGAGCCAAAGATGCGATCACTATTAAGACCGTATCTGCTCCCGATGTTCAACTATTGAACAAGGAAGTCAATGGTGACTTAAGTGTTCAACTGTCTGACATCTTTGCTGAATTCAGTGCTGGACAAGGTTTATCATGGGATGGTGGTGGAGAGTTCGCTCTCGATGCTGTAACCGATGATATTCAAGAAGGCTTGAATCCTACAAATAAATGGTTTACTGATGCTCGTGCTCAAGCTGCAATCAGTGCTGACCCAGCAGCTGGTAACCTTGCACAATATGACAATACTAAAGGTGAAATTCTGGTTGACATTGCTGACTTCCGTAAAGAGTTCGCACCACAGAACTTGACTGCAAACACCTTTGCAACCTTGAACCATGGACTTGGTAAAAAGATTGTTCACGTGTCAGCATATGACAGCAGTGGCAATCTCATTCAGCTTGATGTCCAATTGGTTGATTCTAACAATGTAAAAGTAAAATCAGTCATCAATGTGACTGGTGCTGAGATTGTTGTTTCAATCTAACATTGACAGATTCCCACCAAAAAAAAGTCTTGTACCTCGCTTTTTCCCACCCATCACGGGTGGGTTTTTTCGTTTATGTTGCACAGTCTCAAATAATGCTGTACAATAAGACAAAGACATCTTGTATGTGGAAGGGTCGCACCCGTAACAGCAGATATCCACGCAAACCAACCCAACCAAAACTTCCATATAATAGGTGTAAATCATGGCTATTACCAATACCAGCTTGGTCGGTGATCTCCGACTAGCTCAAATGATCTCTCAAGAGATCCGACTACTTCTCACAGATTCAACAAACCTTCGCAACACTCCATTCATGGACTTTGTAGGCTCAATCAACGGAATGGGTTCTGATACCATCCGTGTCCGCAAAGCTGGTCTGGATGGATATGATGCATTCACAGCATTCAGCAGTCCTGCTGTTAATCCATCAGCTGTCACACCATCTGCATTGACTGATGGTCATGTTGATGTTGTTGTAAAGCGACAAGCTTTAGCATACGAAATCACTGACTTGGCTGGTATGACAGCCTATGGTGTTGGTGATGTTGACCCATTCCGCATTGCAGAATCAATTGCACGTTCATATGATTCTTTGTTTGCAGACTTGACTGGTGCAACTGTTGCTGGATTCACAACAACTGCTGGAACCAGTGCTGCTGCATTGGATGCAGACAAGTTCTTGGATGCTATTCAAGCACTTGAAGCAGCTGCATCAAACAAAGGTGCTCCCGGTCCTTATGTTTGTGTATTGCATCCAAAGCAATGGGCAGACCTTCAAGATGACCTTCTTGGATTGTCAACTGGTAGCGTGTTGACCTATGCACCAGCCTCTTATGAAGCCATCAGTGCCAAAGGTTCTCACTACAAAGGTCAGTTCATGGGTGTTGAAATCTACACTTCTTCACACATCACCAATGATGGAACAGACCATCAAGGTGCAATGTTTGCACCGGGTGCCATTGGTTTTGCTTCTGGAATGCCTACTGGTCTTCCGGGTGCTGCTGAAGCCATGGAAATGGGTGAAGTGATGATTGAGATGGAACGTGAAGCTGACAAGGCTTTGACCCGTATTGTTGGACACGCATACCTTGGTATGTCTGTGATTGACAATGACCGTGGTGTTCTGTTGATCTCAGCAGTTTAATCTGATTCTATAATCAATATTGTTTGGATGGTGGCACCAGCTGCCATCCATTCTTTCACGAGGTACAAAAGATGAATAAAACAATGCAACCACAACCATGGGCTCCAATGGCCCAAACACAACAGACCCTGCTTCCAGCTAGACCGAACCATCCATTCTATTACAAATTCCATCCATCCAATTGGCAGTTTGTATACCGTGATGTCGAAGTTCAATCTGGTAAAAGCACCAAGACAGTCAAAAAGGGGTTCTTTGTGCCACATCTGAGAATGGAACGAGTCATTCCCGGTGTGAATGGTGTGCATCAGATACAAGGTGAGATTGGAAACCCCGGTTCTCGAATCGGTCAGCTGCAGCAAGAAGGCTGGGTGTATCTGGACCCACAAAAATACGATTACATGCATGTCTATCAAGTCCGTGGTGGAAGATACCATGTACCCAAGTGGACAAATATCCGAGTGGTGGCCAATCGGATGATTGAGAAGATGGACTTGGTGGCATTCCAGAACTGGTCTGTGAATCTGATGCGTTCCAATATCCTTGGCAATCCAGAACCACACTTCTGGGAACTGCAAGTCTTACAGAAAAGCAGTGGCCGCAAAAAAGAAATCCTTCTGAAACAGCAACATGTTCCAGAAAAACGACAAGAACTGGATGAACTGAACCAGCTGGTCAAAGACATGAATGCCTTCATTCAAGAATATGAGACTGTTGGAATGTCCATCTATGAGGACTTTGTGAAATGAGCAATGCAACACCCTATGCACCACAAATCAAGGTGCCAGAACTGTTGGAACGTGGCAAAAGCCAACTGACCACACTGCCAATCTACCGGAATGGTTCATTGGTGGGTCCAACAGATGTCAAGTACAGTCTGATATCACCACAGGGTGAAAAGATTGTGGATGAAGCTGCTGGGACATATCCCGGTAACATTCCACAATACACCCACAGTGCAGGCAACTTGGCAGACACCTTGGAACTTGGTGAAGGGTACTTGCAAGAGTGGGAAATACAGCTGACTGGTGGGGTGTACAACTTCCGGAGAAATGCAGCAGTGGTGAAGCGGAGATTGTATCCGGTGGTGAGTGATGGCGACTTGACATCCACCTACAGCCAACTAGCTGATATCCGCCCATCCAACCTGACATCTTACCAGTCTTATATTGATGAAGCATGGTTCACCATCATTCAAAGAATGAGAACAGAAGGCGGTGGTCTGGAATATCTTGTGATGTCTCCAGAAGCCTTCCGGGGTGCCCATCAGAATCTGTCATTGTACTACATTTTCAGAGACTTCCACAGCTCGCTTGGACAATCCAATGGAAGATATCTTGACTTGGCATCTGAGCACTTCAGACAATACAGCCATGAATGGAAGCAGATCAACTTCATCTATGACTATGACCATGATGGCCAAAGTGATCAACCCAATCACAGACAAGCCAAGAATCCAGTCATCTACTTGAACCAGCCCGGTCGGTTTGGTCAGTTCCGGACCACGAGAAGAAGAAGATGAAGTTCAGTGCAGTCAGACAAGCCATCGCAGCACAGGTGGCTGGCCTATCTGGATTCAAGGAATCCAAGCACAGTCCGGACTACTTTGGCCGCACTGAGAACACTGTTGCACATCTGGCATTCGGTGTGCAGCTGGCTGCATCAACCGCAGTGGATGAACGCCAAAGAAGACCCGTTGGTGTGTATGTCAATACGCCTGTCCGGGTTCTGTTTGCATATCGCTTGAGGCCGTTGGACATATACCCAACAGATTACGACAATGCACTGGATGCTGAAGAGACTGTCATCAATGCTGTTCTGAATACATATGCCGCACCCAACAACACCTTCACGATTAGATACAACAGTTCAACACGTGAAGTGACAGACTCTCAAGAATACTGTATAATCAGTATTGAATTCACTGCTCTACACACAATCTAAGGAGGCCAAAAATGGCTTATTCATCCGTACCCAAAACCAAAAGAGATGGCAAAATTGAATTGCTTGATGGAACTGGTGTTCCAGTCACACTTGAAGTCGCTTATGAAGATGGCAACTTCAGCTTCAGTCAACCACAGCAGTTCAGTGAACTGGTAGTGATGGACCGTGGAAACTTTGCTGCAATCCGCAAGCAAGATGAACAAGCAATCACTGGTTCATTCAGCTTTCACTTCAGACAGTTCACAGATGGTTCAGAAGCTGGTTCAGTCCGTGACTTCATCCAACAGTCTGGAAACTACTCTGGAAACACTTCAACTGGTACAACTGGAACACCATATGTGGAACACTACTGCATTGACATCAAGTACACTGCTGAAGGTACAGACTTCGGTGATGATGCAGATCACACAGTGACATTGGCCAAGTGTGTTTGCACTTTGGACTTCAGTGAAGGTGACCCATCTGCATTCACATTGAACTTCACCTGTTATGGTGGTGCAACTGTGACTGGACCAGCATAATCTGATTCAAAAATTCACAAAAACTATGGGCTATCTGCATGGTGGCCCATGTTTCATTAAATAAGAGGTACACACAATGAAAGTAAACTTGCAAAATCTTGGACAACATGAAGTCAATATTCCAAACAGCATTGCAGTCTGTTTGGACTTCGTTGCAATCTGGGGTTCTGAACCCAATCGAGCGCAGCTGGGCAGATTATGCGCAGCAGCCATTGCGGTTGGTGTTGACCATGCCAAGTGTCTTCCAGCCTATCCAGTGACAACAGGGGACCCAATCCAGTTTGGGTTCAAGATTCTGGAACGGTTGTTGAATGCTGGTATGACACCCGGTCAGATATATGAACAAGGCACCGAGATTCTGATTGAGATGATGAAGAGCATCCCAACAGAACAAGCTGTGGAAGACACTGCAAATTTTTCATAAGTCGGTCCGGTTCTTTTGACCTGATGGCCATGCGGATAGCAATGAGGTGGAATCAACATCCAGATTGGTTCCACACCTTGGACCAACCGACCAAGACCAAAGTGCTTGCAGAATATAGACTACATTGTGAATCACCAGAAGATAGAAGTGCTAGACAACAGCGG